TTGTTCTGGTTTAGTCATAAACAAATTGTTTATATAGTTTTCTCGACCAGAACCGGGTGCAGGCAAACGACTTTTTGTAACTGCTGAATAACCGTGGTCCAAAAGGAACAAGTTTTGACCAACATTAAAAGTTAAAAATCTTTTATTCGTAATTTCAAAAGTTATGCGATGATCATTTTGGAAAATTAACGAAAGCATTTTCAATAAGAAATAATCTCCAAAACTAGAATGATTTCCGGGAACTGCCAAAACTCTTACGTTATTATGAACTGTTAATAAGTTCTGAATAAATTTCAAAGACGAATTTAATGCAGTTTCTAATTGTGCTTCTTGAATTGGGTGCGCTTCTAATTTTGTACCTTTATCAGTTAATCCATCCAATCCATGAATTAAATCTCCAAGAAATGCCAAAGTAATTCTTTTATATGAATTTTCTTTTACATGAGAAACTAGTTGATTTGAATACTCTTCGACCGCTTTTTCCGTTGCGCTGATATTCCACTCTTTTTGCGCATATAAATAGCGTTCATCTGCAATTAATCCATAATGCCAATCCGAACAACCAACAATTAATTCCTGATCTGATTCTTTTTGTTCTTTACTAAGAGTAGGAGCAAAATATTTTGGAGGTGTCCAATTTTGGAGAAAACTGTCTATTACATTCTTATAATTATGTTCAAATAATTCCCATTTTTCGGCATTTTCTTTAATTTTATTAAATTCTACCTTTTCAAGTTTTTCTACAATTTTCGTCTTTTTAAATTCCAAAGTTTCAGAAACAACTTCTTCTGCGGGTTTGGAATTTATATATTCGTCTGTAAAAGAAAGAGAGTCATGTGTTATGTGCATGACTCTCAAAATGTGCTGAATTACTTTGGATGATATTCCTAGTTTATTTCCTATTTCTGTGGAAGTTAAATTTCCGGAGAACTTTGAATATAATTTTATTATTTGATTAATGCAACTATTTGTAAAAACCAAATCAGAACCAAACTTCTTAGCTGTGAAAAAAGTGTATTCATCTTTTGCTAAATCATACTCATAATGTTTATTCTTTTTGGTTAATGTCATGACTATATTTAATCTACACTACCACTAGAATCCAGTCAATCAAAAAGTTCCCGGACCAGTTGAATCAACTTCGCTTCCTAGCAAGCCGCGTGTATCCCGACCAAATTCTTGCTTCATTAATCGAAATACTTCTTTTATATTTTTCTCATTTATATCTGAAATATTAAGATTAAAATTACTACTTCCTCTTAGCAAGCAGTTTAATATAATTCTCGTCCAGTAAACTCTTTTGCCATTATCTAGTTTTTGTTCTTCCGGCAATTGTGAATTCATACTTTTAATTTTTTGAACAATACTTTGACCTTTAAATTCTGGCTGTTCTGTCCATTTTGAACTAACTCCTTCATAACGATCCATTGCCCATTCAACAAATCCTAAAATAGGAAGTATTTTTTTAGTTTTTTCAAAATAATCAGGAATTTTTTCAAAAGGAATTAATTGTTCTCCTACTTTCATTTTCAAGTTATGAACATCTTTACTAGAAGTATTAAAATAGATTGCACGAACTGCAAGTTTAGCAAGTTCTAATTCTTCTGGAGGAACGATTTCAGCAGGGGCTAATTCTTCTGGGGGCATTTCACCTTCTGGAGGAACACCCTCGTCTGGAGGCGATTCTTGTGTGTTAGCTGGCGCTTCCTGATTTTGTGATTGACCTTCTTCTGGATTTTCTGCTTCCAGAAATAATTTAGAAATATATAAATCAAAATTAGACATTAATTGGTCCTCCTAAGTTTGCTTGTTGATTTGTTCTATTCTGGAAATATTTTTGAAGAGCAGGAGTTTTCTGAATTTTCATCATTAAATCATTTCGCTCTTGTGGCGGAGTTTTTGGATCTAACATCATGTTATCATAGTGTGCTGCTACTGCATTTTGAAATTCCGGCATTTTCATTTCACGATCCCAATCTGTAGATTGATTTTTGAAATATGCACCAACATCAAGTGCAGAATTGTTTTTGTTAGCAGAATTGGCTTGTGAGGATGTTGTTGAACGATTCACTGTTGTTGAAGATGAATTATTATTTTGGGTAACGGCTGGACCTCTATTAGACAAACCTCCTTGTCCCATATTTCCTAAACCTTCTGTCATTATTTTTTTAACATACGAATCAAACTGTGTCATAACTTTATTTATATTAAAACGTTCTTCTATTTCTTTTTCTTCGTTAGAATTTAATAATTCTTCTTCTAATTTCTTTTCTATTATTTCTAGATCATCGCTTATTTCACTATTCATTTCTATTAATGTTTCTTTTGAAAGATTTATATAAACATTATCAATATCAAAATCTATTAAATCATTTCCATTATCTAATTCACTAATCCATGCACTATAAACATCGCGCCAATTACAACGTATATCCTCATAAGGATTTTCATTTAAAAATTTTTTCAACCGATTATTCAAACTCGTTAATTTATCTATACTCCATTCAAGAACTATATGATAATCTTGAAATGAATATTTTTCTCCGGTAAATTCTAAAATTCCTTTTAACGTTTTATTATATATTTCGTCAATGTATTCACGATTATAATATTCATTATAAACCTTTTCTATTAAATCAATTATAAAATCCGCTTCGCCAATATACTTTAATTCTTTTATTGCTTCTTCCACATCTGATACTTCTTCATTTGTCCTTTTTTTTGTATATTCTATTATTCTTTTAGAATTTTCTGCATCTAAAAAGTGTAACATATAATCACTGTAATCTGTTGTATCATATGCATCATACCATTCACCATCTAATATTTTTTCAGCAGTTTTTCTACTATTTTTTCTATAATCGTCTTTATAGAATTTTATAAATTCTGAAAAACTAGTTGCATCAGTTTTTATTTTAACTGTATTTTCATCGGTTATAAAAAGTAAATTTTGATATTTATTAACATCCTCTTTATATTTTTCTATCAACGGTACTGCTATTGTAAAATTATTTTGTATTAATTCGATTTTACTTTTTTCTGTTAAATCTGGATAAATTCCATTTAATTTTTCTGGAGCATGAAATGCAACAAAATTAATATCTTCATTTTGGATTGCAAGATTTAAAATAACATCCTTTATTTCGCTATTTTCTTTTAGAAATCGTCGTACATTTATTGGATCATCTTTTTCATCCATGTATTGTTTGCTCTGAAAATGAAATTGTGTTTTTATATCGTTTGCTTTATCTATTACTATGTATAATGGTCCTTCTCTATTATATTGATTAAAAGCATTATAACTGGAATTTGCTGCGGTACACCAACGAGTGTTTCTTCCATATGCACAACTTGCTTCTTTTGTTTTTGGAACAACAATTAAGTAATTATTTGATTCATAAATTTTATCAACATCTTTTTCATTTTCCGAGAACTCTATATCATTTGTTATTAATTTTAATTTTTCATATAAATCATATATTCCTTTTATCCTGTTTAAATCTGTCAATTTAGAAATTTCCGGATCGTCCTGTTCTTTTCCTAATTTTTTAAACAAATGTTTATATTTGTGAAACTTTTCCAAATCTTCACGAACTTTAAAAAAATCTTCACTCCAGAATCTATCAAACCCGCTTCTAGTAAATGATTGCGCTAACAGCGATTTTATTATCCATTCAGAATAATTTCCACTAGTCGGATCAATTTTATCAACTACAAAATCAATCGGATTTCCGAAAATCCCATAAAAAGTCGTGCTATAAAAAGATTTATCAGTGTCATAACTTTGAATTAATTGATCCAAGAGTTTTCCGTATTTATTTTTTAAATACTCTTTTCTTTTTACAGGATTGCTTTCCAGCAACACCTCAAAATAATTTTTAAAATTCATAAAAATACTTATCGAAAGTTGTTGACAACAGATCCCTCATACACTAAATTATCTTTAGCAGATTTTACATACAAAAACGCCGCATGGTCTTAGGGGGCATGCGGGGCAGGACGTAACTTCTTATTCGGTTTATTCGTTCCGAACACTGCGAAAGAAGTTATAAGGTTTATACTCGACTCTATACGTACTAAAGAAATTTAGAATTGGTAAAGAGATGTAGTCCAAACTTCCTCAGATAACAAACTACTCAATAACTAATAAAAATAGCTTATGGGGGTAGGGGGTTATTTGACAGGAACAAAGGATTACCTCTCTCTACCGTATAAAAGACCCTCAAGATGGTTATCTAATAAATTATATAATTTAATATATTATATAATAAGACCCTAACAAAATCAAGTTCAGGGAAAAAATTTTGAATATTCAGGCAAAAAATTTCAGATAATCTTTTTTCACTTGATTTTTTAATTAAATGTGATACACTGTATCACTATGTTTACAGTTTTTACAGATGGTAGTTGCGATTACAACAAAAAAGGATCAAACAATAATGGATCTTTTGCATTTGTAATTATTAATGAAAATGGAGTTAAAATATTCGAAAAAGTAGAAACTAGTAAAAATACTACAAACAATAGAATGGAATTATCTGCAATAATATCTGCATTAAAACATTTAAAAGATAAAAACGAGGAAATAACTATTTGTACAGATAGTGAATACGTTTCTAATCCAATTAACAAAGGTTGGTTGGAAAAATGGAAAAAGATTAATTTCAAGAAAAAGCATTCAGAAATACTCAATTCTGATTTATGGAAAGAATTAGACTCTTTGTTAAAGCCGAATGTTAAAATAAAATGGATTAAAGGTCATTCAAAAGAAAATGTTTGGAATGAATATGTTGATAAAATGTGCTCAAATGCATATTCTAAAAACTATACAATTAAAAAGTCTTGAAAAGGAGACTTATAAAAGATAGATAAAAATATGATTCTTCTTTTAGGTAAAAATGGATATGTTAGTTCTCGTTTTCAAGATTTTTTTAAATATAAAAAAGTAAATTACTCAGTAGAGAGTTTAAGAGAATATACCTCGCAATCTTATGTGAGCAGTCTTTTAAAAAAACATAATCCAAGTTTTGTAATTAATTGTATTGGATATACAGGAAATCCAAATGTAGATAGTTGTGAAGACAATAAAGAAAAATGTTTGTATGCAAATGTAACTCTTGCAGAAATTATTGCAGATGCTTGTAAAGAAAAAAATGTTCCTTTAGGATTTGTTTCCAGTGGCTGTATATACAACGATTATACAGAAACTAATGAATATGTCTTTTCTGAAAAAGACTTTCCTAACTTTTCTTTTCCGACCCGAACATGTAGTTGGTATAGTGGAACAAAAGCATTAGGAGAAAATATTGTTAGAAAAAGCTGGGAAAAAAGCTATATTTGGAGATTACGAATGCCTTTTAATCACCTTCCCGGTAATAAAAATTATATTTCTAAATTATTTGATTACTCTAAAGTATGGAGTTGCGATAATTCATTAACAAACATTGATGAATTTGTTCAAATTTGCTATTATTCTTTAATAAAAGAAATCTCGTATGGAACTTATAATTTGGTTAATCCAAATGGAATTTCAGCAAAAGATATATTAGAAATAGCAAAAGAATATAATCTAAAAAAAGAGAAATATGAATATTTTTCAAATCTGGAAGAATTTTCCAGAGTTATAAAAGCACCAAGAAGTAATTGCATTTTAGATTCTTCTAAAATTTCAGAACAAGGTTTATCATTTTTGCCAGTTGAAAATTCATTGCATAAAAGTTTTCAATTTTGGAATAAAAAAGAAGAAAATCCTTTCTGGTGAAAAGATTGTTGACAAATTTATTCAAAAAGTGTACTATAAGAGATGTCAAAAATTGTCTTAAACAATGATCAAAGTAGTGCATTTCAAGCACTACAAAATTTTCTTGATGATCCAAATCAGCATTTGTTTTTGCTGGAAGGTGCAGCAGGAACTGGTAAAACTACTACACTAGGACAATTCGTAGAATGGGCAAGCAATAATTCTAAAAATGCTCATAGCATTTGTATGGCAAGTCCAACACACAAAGCACTAAAAGTAATGAAGGAAATGTGTCCGGACACTGTTAAAAGTTCCATAACATTTTCTACAGTGCATTCAATGTTAGGCTTAAAGCATGAAATTACCAAAGACGGTAAAGAAATTTTTGTTCGTGACAAAAACATTATGACTAAATTTCCATTTTATGATTTGGTTATTGTGGATGAAAGCAGCATGATTGATAATCAATTGTTTTATGAAATGGAAGAACAGAATTATCGCAAGAAAAAAGTTTTATTCATAGGCGACAGTAATCAAATTAATCCAATTAATCACTCAATTTCAATTCCAATGAGTGAAGAAAAAAGGAAACAATATAATATTGGTCATTTTCGATTGAATACAATTGTTCGTCAAGCAGAAAATAATCCAATTATTAAGTATTCCCAAACAGTTATTAATCGGGAATTTCAATTTTCTCCGGGAACAAAAGAAATGGTGGACGAATCTGGAGTTGTAATGATGAGTGACACACAGCAAAATGTGTTTCTTCAATTATTGGATTACTACTTTAAGAGTGAAGATTTTGATAAAGATGCAAATTATTGCAAAATCATTGCATGGAGAAATGTAACAGTTGATTATTATAATAAATTGGTTCGTAAAATAAAATATGGACCAAAAGCAATGAAAATTGTATTGGATGAAAAACTAATTGTAGATCGACCAATTAAAAGTGATGATGGAACATTTGCAATGTTTAATACAAATGATGATTTGGTTGTAGAATCATTGGATATAAAATCCAAAAAAATGTATGATAAAGATTGGACTTATTATAGTTGTGTAGTGAGTGGAAGTGACTCAACAGAAAATATCAGCATTCTTCATGAAAGCGAAGAAATCGCTTTTCAGAAAAAACTAAAAGAATTTAGCAGTGCAGCAAAAGAAGAAAAAGATAATCCCAAAAGATTAAAACTCTGGAGAGAATATTTTAAATTAGTTGAAAGTTTTGCTAATGTAAAGTATAATTATGCAGTAACTGCACACAATAGTCAAGGCAGCACTTATGATAATTGCTTTGTGTTATCAACGGACATTGAATATAATAAAAAATCGGACGAAAAAAATCGAATTTTGTACACTGCAATGACTCGTCCACGAAAAATGCTTTATATTTTGTAAGGAATCATTGACAAAAGAAGAAAAGAATATAGATAATAGTATGGAAACCTTTTATATAGGATTTTTTAAATACATTGATTCTAACCTTTGGCAAAAAACCAATTTATACAAAACTGAAAAAGAGTTAAAAGATTATATGGAATACCTTCCTTATATAGACTCTTCCACTATAAGAATTAAAACTATTGAATTGCCAGCAAAACCTAAAATTATAGAAAAATATGAGTAACGTAAACTTTGACAAAGAACAATATAAAAAGAAATTATTGTTGGAACTAGGAATTCCGTTAGACACTCCTGATACTGAATTAGTTAATTACAAAATGTCAGTTGGCAGTTTTTTCGGAAACAATGAGGAGCAAAGCAATGTGCTAGAATATATAACTTCAGAAATAAAAGCCGCAGAAGAATATTACTCTTCCTTTGCAGAAACACTGAAAAATGATAATTACCATGATTTTAAACCAATTGATATAGATGCTGTAATGAAAAGGTTGGATGATAAACTTGAAGAATATGACCAAATTGCAGTTGATTTAGGTTGGAAAGATCCTAGTTTACCGTTGTTGGAAATGCCGAAAATTGAAGATTTGAAATTTGTATATCTTTCTGTCGAATTTAATGAAACACCATACGTTATTGCATTTCCAGTTGATAATGAATTAAGAACTGCGGATCAAATAAAGCATATAACCCATACAACATATTATCTTGGAAAGAAAAATCCTGATTCTTTGAAATCAACAGATACAGTGATTTCATATTATCAATTCGTGAATTTGATAGAAAAAGAAATTGCAAAACAAGCTAATGCAATTAGAACTAAAATTGGTGAAAATGTAGTTACAAATTTCCAAAGTTTGGAAGATTTATCAAATCCATTAGAATCATGATTAAAAGTTTCCAATTCTTAAACAATTTTCCAACTGTTTATCCTCATTTAAAGGATCGTAAATTTGAATTTAATGATAAGTTTAATGTTCTTTTTGGTAATGTAGGTAGCTGTAAATCTACTGCATTAAAAACAATGGCTGCATATTGTGGCATATCAACTGGAGGATGGAGCACTATTTCCGAACCAGCAAAACTAGCATACAACAATATCTCTCATTTTCCATTTTGTTATCGCAATTTTGCTCCAAATCAAATTGATGCAAATGTTGAATGGGATGGAGTTCCGACGTTTTATAATGACAGTGAGGCACTAGGTAAAAACGACAATACATGGTTCTTTAAGAATTCATCACAAAGCGCAGATGGTATTACTACAGAAGCAGAACAAATGGATATTATGGCTAGTAAGCCGAGTTCTGGTCAATATCGCATTCATAAAATTAATAAGATTATGAAGGTTATACAAAATCCGCCAGATTTGAGTATAATTCCTAATTATATTGTTGCAAAAGAATTGGCAAAATTAGAAGTACAATATATTAGTTCATTGTCCAGAGATGGTAAAATCTCTTTACTATTAGATGAACCTGAAAAAGGGTTGTCTATTCCAAAACAAATTGAATTGTTTGATGTTTTGGTACAATTAAGTGAACATTTTCAATTAATTGTTGCAACACATTCTTCTTTTATTTTAGATTATAAAAAAGCAAATCTTATAGATTATACACCCGGCTATGCCAAGGAATGTAGAAATCTGATTAAAAATCTTCAAAAAAGGAAATGACTTCTGTAGATGCTTTTTTTAGCAAATGCATGAGGGAATTGATGAAATATGGAGTTACAATTCAATTCGTTAGCGAAGAAATATCAAATATAAATTATAGTTTTTTCGAAGTTGATCATCGGGGTGAAAATCCTCGGTTATCTATGGTTTATTCAGAAGAAAACTTTTTAGATAATTTTCCATTATTTTTACATGAATATTGTCATTTTCTTCAATGGAAAAACGGTGAACATTTTGATAGCACTAGTTCTCTAACCAAGTTTGGTGAATGGATAGCATATAAATCCGAAAAATTCTCTATTAAAGATATTAGAAATATTCAACAAATGGAATTGGATTGTGATAAAAAAGTAATTCGTTTAGTTAAAAAATACCAATTACCAATTGATATTTCAATTTATAAAAAAATGACTAATTCTTATGTACTGTCATATAATTACATTTTTGAAAAAAGAATTTTCTTCCATTCAGGATTTGATCATCCAGAAGTAATGAATTGTGTTCCTGATAGATTTTTATCAATGAATGAAATAATTAAAGGAAATCAGAAGCACAAAGAATTATTTTTGAAACATAGTAAATAAAATATTCAACACAATTTCTTACTAAGAGAGGAAAATAAATCTTTCAAATTATTCTCTTTCAAGAAACTTTTTAATTCTTTTGGATTAGCAGGTTTTTTCTGCTGTAAAAGCATTAACTCATCAACCACACTTCCGTCAAGTTCACTTATGAACGATGTTTCCGGAAGTGTGGTTTTTTGTTTTAAGAAAATTATTTTATTAGTCATCTTTTTCATTTTGTTTAATATCTTTTCTATAAAATTCTGAACATCAATTTTCGAATAATAATTGAATAATTCATGAGAATCAGATAAATTTTTATCGTAATAGAAAATATGAGATTCTGATGAAGTTTTTATTTTTTCTGTAAAGTTTTTAACAAACAAGAAAAAGAAAATCTTTTTTGTATTCTTATCAAACTTTTCCAATAATTTATATTCATATAATGAATTTATTATTTCGGTTTCAATAGAATATAAAAAGAAGTCGATTGATTCAAACGAATGAAACATGCTGTATTATACTCTATGTTTAGGATTTTTCAACAATGCTAGTGTATTTTTCCTTTAAGTTTTTTGGGACTTTACCAAGTCGAATGTTTAATATGCCGTTATAATAATCGTCCCGAACAATTGCACTTTCTTTTAGTTGCCACATTAGTTCTGCATATGCATTCTCCCATTTACATGAAGTAAGCTGTAAGATTTCACGACGAAAGTTCTCTTTGCCATATTTTTCTATATCTGCTAAAAGTTCATTAGAACTTCCATAATACGCTTTCCAGTTACTTTCTTTTTGAACTCTTCTGCTTTTCTTTTTGCCTTTTAAGGGCGGACGTTTCTGATTACTGAAAAATTGCTTTTTGCCAATATATTTCTTGTTATTAGAAATACATGTTATTCGGTATATAAAACCAAAATGTTCGTCTATATTTTCAGGTACGTTTTCCCAATCCATAAAGGTTATTTATGCCTCATCTTTTTCGTTTTCTACGTTTATTTTTAATTTTTCCTCTTCTTGAAATAGTTCCTAAAATTGCAGGAATTCTTGTATCACTTGTATCATACGGTCCATCATTTCCCAAAACACTTGCATCTGTCATTTCTTTTATATTTTGTTTATCAATTATTTTTACGATGCTATCATCAAATATAACAAAATTCATAACATTAACATCTGGAACGCCTCTTGAATTTGCATAATATTGTATTCCTTTTACTCCAGTATCTAAAAGTGATTTAGATGCTTCTTTTTCAGAATTATAATAGCCGGATACAAATTTATAAAAATCGCCTCCCGATCCATACTGAATATTTTCCATATCTTCTTTATAAAATGCAGGAAAATTATGCGCCGGAAATCCTTCGGGGCTAAATACTCGTCCGGGACCATCGGGATAAACATGCCAATAATACTTTCTAAGATAATCCACTGCATTTTTGATTCTATCAGTTACATATTTGGATTGCTCATCTATTGGTTTATTCCAATGTAATAATTCTTCTTCTTTTGCGTCTATTTCGACAATATATTTGTAAATTGATGAGTGTCCTCGGTCCTTAAACAAATCTGCATAATAGTTGGATACCGGGCGAGAATTGGATGAAGCACTGGTAAAATATAATCCGCTTCCATATGTAGAATTTCCTTCACCGCTTCCCACAAATTTCAAATCAAATTTATCAGTTATATTATGTGGACTGACATGAACTGCTCGTTCAATAAAAAACTGAAAAAATGTTCGAAAATTTAACATACTAATACTTATTTACTTGAAATCTTATCAACATCGTGATACATTAAAATGATGCAAAAAGATCCTAATGTTTTATTAGAAGAGTATTCCAAAGAAATAGAAATGGATACTTCTATTGATGTAACAAATATTCTAGAAAAACAATTTTCCAGCCCGAATACAAAGCATAAATGGCTTTTTAGATTAACAAAGGCAAAAAGAGAATTGTTAAATTTAATAAATGAGAAAGATAATTTTTTAAATAACGTAATGAATAGAGATAATCCTTTGAAATTGTCAAAAGCTGTTATTTCTAATAAATTAGATAGTCATGAAGAATATAAAGCGTTACAAAGAAAGATAAAAGATCAAGAAATTTTAGTAGAATATTTAGACAGTAATGTGAATAAAGTGTTTAGTCAAATGAGTTTTGATTTTAAAAATCTTATTGAGTTAATGAAAATGGAACAATTATAAGTGGTTGAGAAAATTAAAATAGATTTTCAGAAAAAAGGAGGAGTTTTAACATGCTCCAAAGATATTCTGAAATTAGTAAGAGAAAAGTTTTCTGTAAAGAATCCTAGTTTTCATAGTCGTCGTTTTGCACCTCGTTTGTATGCAATAACACCGTCAGGAGCATTTCAAGTAGGATTATGGAATGAGATTGAAAACTATATTCGTAGTTTAAATATACCAATTAGCATAGAGTTAACAGATGAATTTAAAAAACAATTTCTTCCAAAAACAGGAATAGAAGAAATATCTAAAATCGACTCTTTCAACTATTATGATTATCAGGAAGATGCTATAAAACAATTTGTAGAAAATGGAAGAGGAATTTCTCTGATTGCCACAGGTGGTGGAAAAGCTCTATGCATAGCAGGATTAACTAAAACATTTTTAGATCATTATCCGAACTATAAAATATTAATAATAGTTCCCAATGTTAGTTTGCTTAATCAGTTATATTATTCATTCATTGATGAATTTAGTATTAATGATGTTACTCGCTGGGGAGACGGCAAAACTCCTGATTTATCCCAAAACATAATTATAGCGAATAATCAAATATTAATCGCAGATATAGATTATACATTATCCGTTGTAAAGGATTTTGATGTAATTATTGTTGATGAAGTTCATACAATTAATGAAAAGAAAAATAAAATTAGTAAAGTAATTCATAATATTAAAACACCTTTTAAATTTGGATTAACTGGAACATTGCCGGATTCTATGATGGGTGCATGGAATGTTATTGGAAAAATAGGTCCGATAGTTTATGAAAAAAATTCATTTGAGCTTCGCAAGCAACAAACTATAACAGATGTTGAAATCAAAGTAGTAGTTTGTCAACACATTAAAAAACCAGTTCCTACCACAGTTTTTACGGAACCAACTGATGCATACATGTTTGAATATGATTATGTAATGAATTATACACCTCGCAACAATGTTATTGCAAAAATTGCTAAAAAATTAAATGGAAACACTCTTATTGTTGTAGATAGACTTCAATATATTAGTTCTATACATGATTGTTTGAAAAATTGTGGAAAAAAGATTTACATTATTACAGGAAATACTCCAACGGACGAAAGAACAGTTATTCAGAATACAATGGATGCAGAAGACAACATAATTTGTATTGCAATGAGCAAATGCTTTTCCACTGGTATTTCTATTAAGAATTTACATTATGCTATTTTTGCATATATGGGAAAAGGAGGAGTAAAAACCGTGCAAACAATTGGTAGAACTGTTCGAAAACATTCATCCAAAGAAAAAGCTGTTATTTTTGATATTTCAGATGACTTAAATTATTCAGTTCGTCATTTAAAAGAACGTTTGAAAATTTATAAAGATCAAAAGATAACATACACTCTTACAAAAATAAAAATTTAATATGTGGAACTCACCAGAAACCTTTGATGAAGATTTAGATGAAATTGAAGAACCTGAAATTGTTCTTGAAAAACCTCGTAAAAGAACTCGCCGCACAAAAGACGAGAGTAGAGAAACGGTTGAATATGTTACAAAGGATGAAATGTGGAATGAATTATATAATTACTATAAATCTTTAGGTGATGATTATGATTGGGAAACTCAAAAGCCTCATCGTAAAGATACTTTTCCGCCTATTTCAAAACGGTTGACGGTTATTATCAACGATATTAGTACCAAAATGGGATATCGGGCAAATTTCTGTAATTATTCATGGATTGACGAAATGATGGGAGATGCACGATTAAAAATGGTTAAAGCAATCCGAGATTGCTCTTTTAAATGCTATACTA